GGCACCATTTGGTTGGGATCCCGTCAACAACAATGATGTGGTTGGCCATTATCGTTTAGTGGTCACACAAAATCACAGTTCAAAGTTGTCTGCTAACGATGATCCTTTGGTGTTTTTGAACACTGATTTAAATCAACAAAACAGCTTCTTGGTTGCCAATTTCATCTTTACTGGTTTACTCTTCCGCTACACCGTTACTGAAGTGCAATATGACCATGACAAGGTTGATCGACGTGAAACAACACATAAACGGGATCCATCTGAGGTCCAGGATTGCCATTTGTTCATGTCCTGGCGGTATGTGTTCTATTTTTGGTCCCCTGCTTACTTTTCCATCGATTTTGATCCTGCGTTTCTCCATATTATGCTCAATAATGCTCAGGATTTTCTAGAACGGTTTGATATTTATCTTTGGTTTTTCACCAACAATTTGCCACCACATTTACAATTTCATTTCATCTTCGATGGGGATCAGCGTTCTGTTTTAACCAAACCTTTTGGTTGGATTTTGAGTGCTCTCATTTATTTTTCTGATCCACTGAGTAATCTCATTGCAACGCACTTTGCGGAGTACATGCCCCGTGGACATGTGGTTATTTCTTTCCAGAAATTTAAGAGAGTAATCCTTGAAGCTCAAGTCGCTAAACCCGAAGATCGCGAATTGTGCTTAGCCCTTTTGTCTCAGACGCGATATATCAACACCAATGTTAATTTGCATAACATACTTTACAACACCCGTAAGTTTTGTGAATTATACATTCGTATGATGCCGAGATTTGGCGCTCACGTTCGTCTTGAGCGTGTTGCTGTTAATCCTCTTGGACAACAGGCGATGATCAACAATCTAGGTGTTGTTCAGGATAATCAGCTTAGGGCTAGGGCTGTTATGGGTGCTGGGAAAATCAATGACAGATACAACATGGTCAAACGTTTTAAACCCAAGAAAAACGTCGTTAATCGTGTTGTGGGTGTGTCGCCTTCAATAACTTTCACTTCTTCTGGGAAGCAGTTGGGCCCTGGTCCGATTTGTGTGACTGATGACTATTCCTTACTTGCCGCGTTCGCAGGTAGGAGCATGTCGAAGGACCCAGACACAGTTCAACATGATGAATTGGACAAGTTGGAGGCGTTCGCTGACAAGTTTAGTGACAAAATTGTTCAGTCCATTGATTTTTCTGGAGTATCACAGCAAGACCCTCGTGATGCTATCAAAAGACTTTATGCTGGAAAGAAGCCTACGGCTATGATCGATGGTTTAGTCAAAGGTTACACTAGTTATCTTGAGGGTAAACATGGAACCAAGTACACCACACCTTCGTGCTTTACCAAGTTGGAGAACTCAGCTAAACGAAAAGGGTTGAATATCAAAGTCAAACCAAGGCTTATCATGGTTATGTCTGAATTGATGTTAATGGAATATGCTCAAGTTCTGGATGTTATCGATAAGTGGAATTCGAGTACTTTCAAGAAATACCAAATTAAACATCAATCAGAGCAAGAAATCATTGAGAAAGTTCTAAAAGTCACTAGTTTCCGTCACATTGTCACTGATTATTCTTCGTTTGAGTGTAGCATCATAGGAAGAATTCGGAAGTTAGAAAATCAGTGTATCAAGAAGTGTTTAAAGCGAGCAGGTCTGACTATAGCTCTTAGACGTTTTGAGGCTGATTTCGAGGGCTCACGTGTTCTTAAAAATCTTGGTTGCCAATTCCATATCACGTCGAGGAATTCTGGAGACTTCCACACTTCTTGGATGAATGGCTATATCAACGTCCTCTTGGGCGCATACTCGTATCATATCAACCATCCTGAAGATCCGGAATTAGTTAACTTTTCTATGTTGGCTGAAGGAGATGACGGTCTGAGACCCCCTAATGACAATGACTCAGAGATTGCGGCTCAGTTCGGTTTTTCTTTTTCTCAAGCGGTTACGGGCAATCAACCCGGTGATGTTGACTTTCTTCGTGTCAGGTGGATAGATGGCCATAAGTTGTTAAATGTCGCAAGATGTTTGAAGCTGGCCTGGGTGATAACCGGACGTAAGCTTTCGTTGAAAAACAGTTTGGCCATCCAACGCTGTTCTGCTCTCAGCATGCATTACACTTCGCCTGGACATCCTATTCTTTGGGCCTTAGCTAAACGTATTGGGATTGAAACGCGCCCTGGTGCTTTATCAAAAAGAAAACAAGTCTTCTTTAACCAATACACGAAGACTGAGTCTTTGGATGAAGCTTTCATTGGCGTTTCAAAATCTTTCCCTGACATGCAAGTTGACCAAAAATTGAGACGTTATGTAGCTGCTGGAGCTGAAGGTTTCCCTCCCATACCAATCCCTGTCCAGATTGCTCTCGAAAAGCGGATCTTGGACTTGACAACTAGGGAAGTCAATCTATGTGGTCTCTTGGATGAGTATGAGGAGACTTTGATTTATCGTGACTATGATTTTGGCATCCAGTTGATGCCTGATTTGAGAC